CACATAACCTTGGCTCTGTACCGGGTTGTATTATTGTAAGAAACTTGGAGCTAGGAACTAACTGGATTGTTTACCATCAAGGGGCAAATGGAGGTGTAAATCCAGAACAGTATTCTGCTTATTTAGACGCAACAAATGCATTTATGTCCGGCGGCGAAGTAGTGTGGGGGGATGGAACAACTGCATTTGCTCCAACATCTACACACTTTACTATTTATAGTAGCAACGATTTAAACAGAGAATCTAGCTTAAACACTTATGTAGCCTACCTATTCGCCCACGATGCAGGAGGCTTTGGCGACGATGGCGAGCAGAATATTATTAGCTGTGGGAGTTATACGGGTACAGGCGTTGCGGGTCTAGCTGTAACTCTTGGATGGGAGCCACAATGGATTCTGTGGAAGAATGCCTCACAAGGTAGTAACTGGAACTTGTATGACAATATGCGCTCAATGGGCGTATCTGGAGATCAGGCAACATTGTACACAAATAGAAATTTAGCAGAGTTAACATACGCACAATTTCCATTCCCGACAGCTACAGGCTTTATCGTCAATGAAGGTGGTGCTCCTGTTAATGCTTCTGGCGACACACACATCTACATCGCCATCCGCCGTGGCCCGATGAAGACTCCTGAGTCAGGGACTGAGGTTTTTGCTATAAATACTTTTAACGCAGAAAATGTAACACTTGCAAATCAATACGCAGGGTTTCCAATTGATCTTTTATTTCTTGCAATTAGAAACGGATCAGCACTAAACGTAATAACAAGAGATAGACTAAGAAAAGGAAACTATTTATCAACATCTAGTTCGGCAACAGAGGCTGGTTCTTCGGATAATTATTTTGACAATATGTACGGTGCTAAATGGGGAACAGGTCCAACACCAGATACAAATTTACTTGCGTGGATGTTCAAACGTGCCCCCGGCTTCTTTGATGTGGTGGCTTACACGGGGACAAACGTTGGAGTAACTAGAACTCTGTCTCATAATTTAACAGTCCCGGCTGAACTTATTATTACAAGAGCTAGAAATGATTTGACATCGTGGCAAGTTTATTGGGATCAACAAAGGGCTAATTTTAACCTAGCTTATGGGTTTAGTCCTGCTGCCTATACTCCTTCCACCTCCACTCAGTTTACGGTGATGGAGTACTCAAACACTGCTCATAACCATATAGCCTACCTCTTCGCAACCCTAGCAGGTGTAAGTAAAGTAGGAAGCTACACTGGAACTGGTGCTGACTTAAATGTGGATTGTGGGTTCAGTAGTGGTGCTCGGTTTATTCTTATCAAGCGAACTGATGCATCTGGTGATTGGTATGTGTGGGATAGCGCACGGGGCATTGTAAGTGGTAACGACCCCTATTTGTTACTAAACAGCACAGCGGCTGAAGAACCCAACACTGACTACATTGACCCATTGGCTTCTGGCTTCACAGTAACATCAAACGCCTCAAGCACAGTGAACGTAGACACGGGCACTTACATCTTCTTGGCAATAGCATAACTCTCAACAGACTTTTAAAGGATCAATATTATGTCTGAATATCGTAATCGCACCAGTGGTGCAGTAAACACTCAAGGCGAGATTCGCCGATCAATGCCTAACACCAGCTTGCCACGGGTATGGACTGCTGACATCTGTGAATTCTTAGGAATTGACCCAGTGTTAGCGGCTCCGGCTCCAGCGGCTTCTGGTGAGTACAAGGTGGTCAGTCGCAATGGTGTCGTACAGGATGCCAACAACAACTGGGTGGAGGCGTATGTCGAGCGTGATATGTTCGCTGACTATGTAGATGAAGATGGCGTTACAGTCACCAAAGCATCACAAGAAGAAGCGTACACAGCCCGTAAGGATGCAGAGGCCGCTACTGCCGCCCGTGCTACCCGTGACGGTTTAATCGCCTCATGCGACTGGATGGCTATCAAAGCCTTTGAGGGTGGCACAACGGTGTCTGCTGACTGGGCAACCTACCGACAAGCCTTGCGTGACGTAAGCGCACAAGAGGGCTTTCCTAACGACATCACGTGGCCTACACAACCGGAGTAAGAGATGAGTAAAGCACAAACGTTAGCAACAACCGTATCAACTGGCAACGTGCTGGCAGACGGTACTGTTACTTATGCAGAGGTGTCAGGTACACCTACATTGGCAACAGTGGCAACCTCTGGAAGCTACACCGACCTAACAGACAAGCCTACAATATCAACCACTGCAACCAACATTGCTGGCGGGTCTGCTGGTACTATCCCTTATCAAACAGCTCCAGACACTACGGCTATGTTGGCGGCGGGTACAGCAGGTCAATTGTTGCAAACTAACGGGGCTGCTGCGCCTACATGGGTAACTCCTGCTGGCGGGGCAATGGTTTTTTTATCGGAAATAATTGCTAGTAGTGTCGCAACTGCTGACATTGAAACAACATTTGATAGCACTTATGACAACTATGTGATAATGTGTAGCAATATCACTACATCAGCTACAACACAAATTCATGGACGGATAAAAGTTAGTGGGGCATATGTTACAACAGCTACCCACGCTTATCATCAACACGCTTCAAATTCAGAAAGTACAGGATATTCAGCACAAGTAAATACTAGTGATACTTCATTTAGAATGGTTGATGCACTTGTAGCGGGTTCTCCTAATGTTGCAAACTTAGACATATTTTTATCACATCCCTCTGAAACAAGCAACAGAAAATCAATAAGATGGAATGGTTACAGTTGGGATGGTGCTGGGAAAATAGCAACATCAAATGGAGTAGGTGGAAATTCTGGCACAGGTGCATATACTGGGTTTAGATTGTATCCTGCAACTGGTACATTTTCGGGCACATTTAGACTATACGGAATAGTAAAATCATAAGGAACACCATGACACGATTTCACGCAACATCAGAAGGTAATGTGCCGTTTACAGCAGAAGAGGAAGCTCAACGTGATGCTGAAGAAGCTCAAGCGGCTGCCGAACAAGTTGAACTAGCTAAGACAGCCTACCAACGACAACGCTCCCTTGAATACCCCGCTATAGCTGATTACCTAGACGGCATCGTTAAAGGCGACACGGCACAGGTACAAGCCTATGTGGACGCTTGCCTAGCTGTTAAAGCTAAATACCCTAAGCCGGAGTGATAAATGGCAGAAGTAACCCATAATGAAATATATGAAAGGTTACTGGCAGTCGAGGCTAAGGTGGATAAGCTAAATGAGGAGACAGAGCAGGTGGTTAAAGCCTTCTCTGCCGCCGCAGGGGCTTTTACAGTTTTAGAATGGATTGCTAGGGCGGCTAAGCCTATATTGTGGATTGCTGGTGTTGTCACCGCTTTCTCGTTTATGATTGCAGAATATAGGAAATAACATGCTTGCTGAACTTGCGATAGCCAACGCTGCCTTTGGTGTGATTAAAGAAACCATAGCCAACGGTGGAGACATCATGGCAGCTGGTCAGCACATCTTTAAATTCTTTGATAACAAAAGTAAGTTAGTCCAGAAAGCTAGTCAGTCGGGATCAGACTCTGAGGCTTTCTTTGCTCTCGAACAAATTAAACAACATGAAGCAGCTTTACAAGAGCTATTCATCTACCAAGGCAGACCGGGCTTGTGGGATGATTGGTTAAAGTTCCAAGCGGAAGCCAAGCGTAAACGAGAGGCTGAGAATAGACAGATTGTCTTAGCCCAGATAAAACGTAAAGAGGTTTTGTGGGCTTGGATTAATGGATTCTTAATTATCGCTTCTGTTGTAACAGGGGTAGTCATTGTAGCTGGTTTAATCTGGCTTGTTGTAACGAAAGGTCAAGTATGAAAAGAAAATTACCAGAGCGTAACGAGCGTTCAAAGAAAAACAAGAAGGGGAAGTAATGGCTAATCCTTTTGAGAACATAACAGCTCAGTTTACTGCCGCTCGCCAAGGAGACAGTATGTTCGGTCGCCCTGATTATTATACTAATAAATTTGCTATCCAAGATTCATTAGATGCTGCTTTAATTCAAAAAGAGGCAGAACGAATTGTTAACGATCCTGTATTATTAGATCAATTTTTAAAAGAGAATAACATTGGGACTGGGAGTAGCGATACTGATGGAGGAGATGGTAAAGGTACTGGCCTAAGTATTGGTATTGGTAATAAAACAGATGCAATAACACAGGACGCGGTTGTTGCGGGGCTGTTAGGGTTATTTACTGGCGGTATCCCGGGAGCTATATCGAAAGGGGCTAAGTCTTATATAACTAATACACTGGAAGTTTTAGATCAAATAAATAATACACGAGACTCAATAACAGCGTTAAACGCACTACAAGGGTGGACAAATACTAGTTTACCAGCCCCTGTTGTAAGTGGTAAAGATAACTATAACACCCCTTATGATAGCAGTAAAGATGGTCGTATAAACCCTGCTACTGTTGTAAGTGGTAAAGATAACTATAACACCCCTTATGGTAATAATAATAGTTCAGCGCCGGGCACAGCAGCACAAGCTGGTTATTTAGGGGACTTCATGTGAAACATTCAGTAGAAAAAGCTTGACAACCTGAGAAATCTGTGGTATAATAGCAACAAAGGAAAAACAAATGACATATTTACAACTTGTCAACTCGGTATTAAGAAGAATACGAGAAGGTGAGGTTGACACAATACAAGGCGTAGGTAACTCAAACTCATACGCTAGATTGATTGGCGACTTTATTAATGAGGCTAAAAGTCAGGTCGAGTCCGCTTGGGACTGGAGTGCTTTACGGTCTACATTAACCCTGAATACCACAGCTAACGTGTTTAACTATGAGCTAAATGGTTCACAGAATAGTTTCAAGGTGTTAGATGTTTGGAATGATTCTGACGATATTGAGATGCAATATAAGGATGCTGGTTGGTTTAACAGGGAGTTTCTGACAGCAACGCCTCAAGCGGGTGTCCCTCTCTACTATAACTTTAACGGTGTTAGCGCAGACGGTGATACTCAGGTAGATTTATACCCTATCCCTGATGCTGTTTACAATCTTCGGTTTAACGTTACTCTGCGTAACTTAGAGCTATCAGCAGACACAGATACTATTGTTATCCCTAAGCGTCCTGTTATATTGTTCGCTACGGCTATGGCGATTGAAGAGCGAGGCGAAGATGGTGGACAACAAAGTATAAATGCCTACGCTGCTGCTCAGTCGGCATTGGCAGATGAGATTGCTATGGATGCAGCTCGTCACCCAGAGGACACTATTTGGTATAGCGTATGAAGCAACTACAAACACTTTCGGTTGTCTCCCCCGGCTTTTATGGCCTAAACACTCAAGAGAGTGGTGTAACTTTATCTCCTAACTTTGCATCTATTGTAGAGAATGCTGTTATAGATAAGTTTGGTCGGATAGGCGCACGTAAGGGCTGGTCAATGCAAACTGATGATGGTGCAACTCCCTTAGAAGGCGAACAGATTAAATTCTTAATGGAGCATGTTGACGCTGATAATACAACTCTTACTCTTTCTGGTGGTAACAATAAGTTGTTTAAAGCGGGTGATAACAACGATGCTTTAGTTGATATAACCCCAGCAGGGTACACTATTACAAAGAACAACTGGAAAGGTGCTAATATAAACGACCACACTATGTTGGTTCAAGCAGGACACCCTCCTTTGTTAGCAACAGCAGAATCAAGTTCTTTTGTTGTAGATTTGGTAACAGCCCACGTAGAGCATGGCTCTCACACACCTAACTATGGTGCAAGTTACCCTAGGGATGTTATAGCTGGTTACAATCGCTTTTGGGTGCATGATGGGTCTACTGTCTACTGGTCAGATGACATAGCTGGTGCTTTCCCTCACTTTGATGGTGGCTCAAGTGGGCTTTTAAACATAGCCTCTGTCCTGCCTAACAACGTAGACACAATAACAGCCTTAGCGTTACACAATGGGTTTTTAATTATCTTCTGTGAGCGTTGTATTGTTATTTACTCAGGAGCTGACAATCCCACAGCAGCTACCTTTACTGTATCAGATGTTATTTCAGGGACAGGTTGTATTGCTCGTGATAGTGTTCAGCATACTGGTAACGACCTTTTGTTCCTGTCTGATACAGGTGTTCGTTCATTAGGTCGAGTAGTTCAAGAAAAGTCTTTGCCTATGAGAGACTTAACAAAGAATGTACGGGATGATTTAGGCCAAGACATTGCCTTAGAAAAAGCCAGCTATGGTCACTTAGATAACGTTTGTTCTGTCTATTCAGAAGTAAACGCATTCTACCTTCTTTCTATTCCCTCACAGTCAACTGTCTACTGTTTAGATCTAAAGCAAGCGCTGGAGGATGGGGCGGCTCGTGTGACTAAATGGGTTGATTACTCAGCTACATCTTTTTTACGGCGTAGAGATAGAGAAGTGCTGATAGGTAAAGTCAACGGTATTGGTAAGTACAGTGGTTATACTGATAACAATGTTTCTTATTCGTTAGCCTACTTTTCCCCCTATATGGATATGGGGGCACCATCTACAATTAAAATACTTAAACAACTAAAAGCTACTGTTGTAGGTGGTAGCGGTCAAACCTTTGTTCTCAAGACAAACTTTGATTACCTTGATTCTACTAGCTCTTACACTTATACAATTAAAGAGACTAACACAGCTCAGTACGGTATTGACGAATTTAACTTATGTGAGTATTCAGTCGGTATTGCCATTGACTCTGTGAAGTCTAGTGTAGGGGGTAGCGGTAATGCTATTCAGATTGGGTTTAAAGCTAACGTGTTTCAAAACCCATTATCAGTACAAACGATTGATATGTTTGTTAAAACAGGAAGGACAAATTAATGGCTAATTATGTAATCGCAACAAGTTTTGGAGCTAAGGATGCTCTACCTTCAGGCGATACCAATAAAATTGTTAAAGGTACGGAGATTGGAAACGAGTTCACTGCTATTGCTACAGCTATTAACAGTAAAGCTAACATAGCCTCTCCAGCCTTTACAGGGACTCCCACAGTTCCTACAGCACCTCTCAACGACAACTCAACAAAGGTTGCCAACACTGCTTTTGTTTTGCAAGAGATTAACTCTGCTGTTGCTGCGGGTACTGAAGGTCTTGACGGTACATCTTACTTGATGGTCTCTGTCTACCGTCGATCTGCAACTACACCTACTACTCCTACAGGTGGTTCGTTTGACTTCTCTACGTTGGTGTTAACATCTCCTACTGATTGGTCTCGAACTATTCCTGCTGGTACTGACCCTGTTTATCTATCAGCTGCCACTGCTACTAGCACTGGCGAGCCGGGTGTAGATAGTACTTTGACATGGGGTGCTCCTGTACTCGTGTTCCAAAATGGTGCAGATGGTTCAGGTACAGATACTAAGGCAGCTAATGGCTACTTGTACTATGGTTCCTCTTCTTCTACAGCTCCTACAGCTCCTAGTGCTAATGTAGACACTTACAACTATGTATTTAGCACCAGCACTTTTAGTAATGTAAAAGCTGGTTGGTCTACAATCTTTAATTCTCCTTCAACGTCATCAGGCACTTCGTTCTGGGCTGTTAACTATTCAGTGGAAGAAGATGAAGCAGGTGTCCAAACCATCACAATAGGTGGTACACCTTTCCGTTGGTTGAATTTTGATGGCCTTGTTACCTTCACAAACATCCAGTCTAGTGTAGCCTCTGGTGTTACAAGCATTGACGGTGGAAAGATTGTTACTGGGACACTAACAGCAGATAAGATTACGGCAGGTTCAGCTACTGTCGCCTCTGGTAGAACGTTTGGGCTAGGTACTGCAACTTCACTAAACGGTGTTGTCTCTGCTGGTGCTTTCGGTTCTAGTAGCTCATCATCAGGTGGTGTCATTGGTTACTCAACTAATAACACATGGGGCACTGCTGGTGTTTGTGTAGGTTCAACAGGTGTTGGTGGTATTTTTGGTAATGCTACTAATACTGCTTATAACGGCTTTTATTCTATTGCTTACATAGCCCATAAAAACTATGGTGGACGATTTGAAGCTTATGGCAACAACGTAGAAATATCTAACGCTACATATGGTGTTCAGTTATTTGGTAGCACAGTGGGTGCGTTTACTGGATCACACGATGGTTTAATCCCTAAGACAGCCACACAGCCTGTAGCAGGGGACATCCTTGTTGACACTTCTGTATACGCTAAACCTAGTGTTAACGAATCTTTGTGTGTTAATAACCTAGCTACTCAGCCTAACCAAAAAGGTATTGTTGGTATTTTTGTTAAAACCACAGGTGATGAGCATGTTCCTTCAGCTTTAGCTAAACAAGTAACTGATGAAAACGGTGTAAGCACTTCTATCATTAACCCCATTTACTCTGACCTCGGGGATTATAACAAGGTTATCTTTAACGCGCTAGGCGAAGGGTTAATTAACGTATGTGGTGAAGGTGGGCCTATTGAGGTTGGTGATTTAATTGTAACTTCTTCTATTGCAGGTAAAGGTATGAAACAAGCAGATGACATCATTCGGGGATACACTGTAGCGAAAGCTCGTGAATCTGTTACATTCACTTCAGCAGACGAAATCAAGCAAATCGCTTGTATTTACGTTGCAGGTTAAGGAGTTGTTATGAGTTTTTGGACTGATCTCGCTACTACTTATAAAGATAATAAAGATTTAATTAACGCAGGTACACAGCTTGGATCTGCTGCCCTAGCTTATTATGGAGCAGACGCAACTGCTGATGCTACCAGAGATGCGGCAGAACGAGCAGCAGCAATGGGGGAGTTTAAACCTTACTCTATTACTTCTGGTTTTGGTACTAGCTATTTTGACAAAGATAAACAACAAGCAGGTTATGAATTAGATCCTCGCTTAAAGGCATTTCAAGATGCTATGTATGGCGGAGCAACTGATTTTCTAGGTCAAATTAATACAGACCCAACCGCAGCAGCTCAACAGTATTATAACCAACAACAGGGACTAATGGCTGGTGGTCGTGGTGCAGAAGACATTGCCCTACGTCAACAACAACTTAAGTCAGGTCGTATTGGTCTAGGGTTGTCAGGGGCTTCTCAGGGTGCAGGGGCTGGTACAGGGTATGTTAACCCAGAACAGTATCAGCGTGATCTAGCTAGGTCACAACAAGATCAAGCATTGGCTGCCTCATCTACACAATTGGCTCAAGCAGATATTGATCGTGCAATCTCTAGAGGTGCTGGTTTGTTTCAGACTGGTGTTGGTATTGAGGAACTTGGTTTGAAGCCTCTACAAATGGGAATGGATATTGGAAACCGTGCTGCTACATTAGGTGCTAACCAAGGTTCTACTTTGTTAGGGGGCGCTACTTCAGCCGCTCAAGCTAACTTAGCTGGTACTTTAGGTGCTGCGGGTATGTTAGGCAATATAGGAAAATCAGCCAGCGGTTATAGATTTGATCCATACACGGGCAAACCCACAGCATAAGGAATAAACATGGCACAAATTCAAGGGTTATTTGGTACAAGCTCCCCTAGTAAGATTGAGCAAGATTACTTAAATCAATTTATAGTCTCTCCAGCTCAAATGGGACAACAGGGGTTACTGCAACAGGTTGTTAGCCTTATGAGTAATGCAGGGGCTAATATTGGTGCTCAAGGCTCCCGTATGTTAGGAGGGCAATTACCAGAAATACAGGAACGTGAAACTATTAGTCAAGTGTACCAGGATGTTAAAAACTTAGGGTTAAAGAATAACAGTGAAGTTTATACTGAATTGGCAAAGAGGTTGGCAGACAAAGGGTTAACAGATAAAGCATCTATTGCTTCTACTAAAGCGGCTGAATATCAACAACAAGAGCTAAAGAACAAAGAAACAAATTTAAACATTGAAGGTAAAACGTTAGAGAATACTTTAAATCGAGCAACCCTTTTACCGAAGGTTAAGGCTTCTTTATTAGCTAACCAAACAGCGGAAGCAGCCCTAAAGAAAGCTAAACAAGACTATGAACTAGCTAATAAAATTAACCCTACCAAGGTAGCCCAAGCTAAACAAAACTTAGCAACAGCGCAACAAGCTTATGCACAAACTGATAAAACAAATCCTATTGCTTTAGCCCAAGCTAGACAAACCTTGGCAACAGCGCAACAAGCTTTTGAACAGGCTAATAGAATTGACCCACTTGCGGTGGAGCAAGCTAAACAAGCTTTAATTACCTCACAGCAAGCATATGCAAGGACAAATGCTGAAATGGCACAATTTAATGCTTTGAATCCAGATGTTATTGCTCAAGCTAGATTGGCGACACAAGCAGATCAAATGAATGTTGACAAGGAAGTATCACTTAAGGCTTCTCAACAAATTATGTCTCAGTATCCACAAGGTTCTCCTGAGTATAACGCTGCTCTTAATAACATTTTAGCTATTGAATCTCCTAGTTCATTAACGCCTAAGCCAGTTAACTTTGGTGTTGATAGGGAGGCTTATTCTTCTGCTATGTATGGTGGTAAGCAGTTTAAGGATTTAACACCCACTGAACAAGCTGCTGTTAATCTGAAATTGAAAGAGCAGTCTGTCACTGTCGCTAGAGCTGGTGCTTATGAGATTGGTAGAGATTTAAAAGCTTTTGATGACGCTATTAAAGATAACACAGTTTCATTCCAAGCTGCTCAGACGGCTAAAACGTTGTTGCGAGAAGCTAAAGCGTCTAATAACCCTGATGCGTGGGAAGCTGCTAGAACTACAGTGGCTCGTGCTGTCGGTAAGAGTAAGTTGTCCAATGAGGATATTAAGCGACTAGGTGGCTCTCCTGAAATTGTGCAAGCTATTAAAGATATAACATCTAAGGCATTCACAGGAACTCCAACACTAGACACTCAGCGTAAGTTATATGCCGTGGCTAGTATCATTGAGCGCTTTGAGGCAGAACAGATTAACAAACAAGCTGATCGGTTTACAGAGGCAGCGGCTGAGGCAGGGTTTTCTAAAAAACCCGGAGTTTACTTCCCTAAAGCTAAGGCAGATGGCTCTGTTAGTTGGAACGATTTATAAAGGTTTATTATGGCAGAAACTCGATCAGTAGAGCTACCTAATGGTATTGTTATCCCCGACGTACCAATAGGAGCTACTAAAGAAGAAATTAAAGAGAAGGCTATCCGAGGTGGTCTAGCTACGATAGAGGATTTCGCTAGGGCAGATGAGTTACCTACTTCTAGTGCTTTAGCTGAGGATGCCAGATTCAGAGCTAATGCCCCAGAGAAGACTTTTTCAGAACAGGCAGCTCCTTATGTTGAAGCGGCTATTGAAGGGGCAGCGGCTGTCCCTCCTATAGCGGCAACGGTTAGAGGGGCACAACTGCTTTATCGTGGCTCTAAAGCTTCCCCCTACATCGCTGACTTAGCCCGTAGTCTTATGCCTAAAACAGCAGGTGGGTTAGCCACTGAGGGTGTTATTGGTGCAGCAGGTGCTGTGGCTGGTAAGGCTGCGGGTGAGCAATTCCCTGAAGGCTGGCAACGTAACTTAGCTGGTATGGTTGGTGGGGCTACCCCAGGACTTGTTATTTCCCCTGCTCGTAATCTGGCGACTATGGTTACTAACCGAGGGGCTGGTCAGGAAGGTATTGAAGCTTTAGGTGCAGGGGCGAAGGCTTCTGGTGTATTAAGGGCTAAGAGACAAGCAAAAGTGGCTTTTGAAGCTAATGATGCTCTTTCTTCTACTTTAATACAATCAGGTAAAATACAAGAAGCTACTGGAGTTAGCTTACCTATATTGGCAGCGGCTAACGGCGACCTAACTATTTCTGGTTTTATTGCTTCTCAGGCGGCTAAAGGCGACAACGCTGGATTTACAGCGGCTATGCGTCAACAATATGAGACTGCTGAACAACAACTAACTGCATTTAAACAAGGTAAAGCCCCTACGATGCAAGAGGTTGATGCTTTGGTTAAACAACGTGCAGCGGCTGTTAAGGTTAAGAATGAGCAGTTTGAGATTGACTTTGCGGCTCGTAATGCTGAGGCTGAAAAAACTGTTGCTGCTTTAACAGATAAAATTGTTGAAGAATCCTCTAAACTACAAGTTACTGGCGCTTCAGACATGGGGACTCGCTTGACCAATATGGTTAAAGCTAAAGAAGCTACAATTCGTAAGACTTTAAGCCCTCTATATAAGAAAGTTTTAGAGTCAGCAGAGACAGCAGGAATTAAACTACCTAAAGAGAATGCTCAGGCTTTAGTTGCTTTTGTTAATGATGAGGCGAATAAGGATGTCTTCTCTAAGTTTCCTGCTCTATATCGTCAGATTAAAACTAAATGGCAAGCTCCTACCCCTGTTAGCTCTAGGATACAAACTAAGTATCGTATTGCTAAACAGCCAGCAAACGCAGTAGCTAATGATGTTAGTGTTAATGATTTAGACAGCTTGAAGCGTAATGTTAACAAAGCTATCAATGATACAGATGACAAAGATCAGCTTCGTATGTTGTTTGAATTAAAGCGAGAGGTTAACAAAGCTATTGATTCTGTAGACCCTGCGTTTAGTGCTCCTTACAAAGCTATTGACCAAAGGTACGCACAAGAACTTGGTATCCCTTTTAATGAGCAGGGTATCTTGCAGGTTAGTCGGGCTAAGTTTGTAGAGAATACAGTACCTACGTTGACAAGCAAGACAAGTAGCCTGAAGCAAGCCTTAGCTGTTATTGGGGATGACCCTGATGGTATACGCCTTGTAGAGGATGCTTTCATTACGGCTATTGCTAATAATCGAGCTATCGTTAACACCAACACACTTGAAATTAACCCTCAGCAACTTAAGCGGTGGATGGTAGCTAACAAGGAGAAGCTGGATTTAGTGCCTAGTATACAGAAGCGACTAGATGACTTGGCTACTGGTGTTACTAAGATTGGTGATGAGAGAACTGCCATCTTAGCTGCCACCAAGCAGGATAAGGTAACATACTTAGAGGACGTCTTAGGGGAAGCTTTTAACACATCAGGTGGTATTCAGGGTTATATTAACAATGCCATGAAGAACCCTGCTAAACTGGATGACATGTTAGCCCGTATAGATGGCGATCAAACAGCCACAGATGCTGTTAAGTCAACTATGCTGGATATACTCACATCAGGAGGCCCTAACCCCTTGCAATGGTTTGACGCTAATATTCCAGCGATGGCTAAAGTGTTTGGTGGTGATAGTATCCCTGCATTGCGTTATGCGGTTGAAGCATCTGAGAGGTTAGCAACTAATCCTGCTACGTTAAAAATCAACCCAAGTACAACTGGTAAATCTGAGTTTGAGCAACGGACAGGATCAAAATTTTCTCAAGTTATTGGTGAGTTACGAAATCAGATTATAACTAAAATTCGTGTTGTTATTAATACTGGTTCACGCTATTTACAAGGTAAAGCTGCGCGATCAGAAGCAGAGGCAATGCAAGACTTTTTGTTAGACCCTGATTCGTTAATTAAATATGGTGAGTTAGTAGCAGAAGTTGAAACTAAAGGGATGACGGATAGAGCTATAGGTATAGCAAAGGAACTCTTTCTAAAGACAAGTTCCACTTATGCAGCAGGAGCTACTGTAGGAGGCTACCAAGCCTACTCTAGTGACACCCCTTATCAGGAGTACCGACCATCTGATCCGAGCCTGTTAGAAGGGTTCTGATCCAATAACAAAGCCCCTAGGCATCACTGCTTAGGGGCTTTTTTTTAGTCTTTTATTTCTAAGACCTCTTGATCTAACTCAGAGAACTCCCCAATGTAGATGGAGAAGAAAGGGATTTTAATAATCAACCCCTCATAGGCGGCTATAAACCTACCTTCCTCATCCCCTACCACATGGCAGATGTTGTCGTTATGTTCGATGTCGAAGCCAATGCCTAGACGCATGTTAATGTTAATCATACTTACTATCCTCGTGTTTAATTCGAGCGATGATGTAATTCTTAACCAAGCTACTACGGACAATATCAGCCACCGAGAACTCAATCTCTGTAAACTCCTTCATCGAGCGTAGGATGGTTAAGAACTCAAGCAACCCACTCTTATCATCCCTCTTCTTCAAGTCCACCTGTCGATAGTCACCGCATAAGAAGAACTTAGACGTGTGCCCAATACGGGTGATGATGGTGTCTAGCTCATGCATTGTACAGTTTTGACTCTCATCCAGCATAACAATAGCATTGTTAAACGTCGTACCCCGAATAAACGAGGTAGAGAGGAACTCCACATACCCTTGCTCGACTAACCTATCCCATGCGTCTTTGCGTTTGAACAGCTCAGCCGCTATCTGTTTGTACGGCTCAGTAAACTGGTTCATCTTCTCTTCTGCATCCCCCGGTAGGTGACCCATCTCCCTACTCTGCACACTACTACGGATAATAACAAGCTTACCGTAGGGGTTACTCTTATCCATAACCTCCTCAAGCGCCTTGTAGAAAGCAATGTATGTCTTACCCGTACCAGCTACCCCAGACAGCGCACAGAAGTAATGACCCTGTTGGTAGGCATCAAAGAACTCCTTCTGCTTCTCTGTCTTAGGGCTGATGGTTAGCATATCATCCAGACGCATCTTCAACCCATGTTGCGGTTTAGTGTCAGCGTCTGTTGTCTTCTTTCTTGTTACCATTAAGCTGCCTTACCCCATACGTCATCCCAAGTGCCGTTAGTGGCTCCTTTGGAATAATCTGTTACACGTTGTTCAAAGAAGTTAGTGTGGCTAACACCAAGCATCCCATCCACCCAAGGCAGAGGATTCTTCTTCACCTTAAAGACACCTTTCATACCCATACTAATCAGGCGACGGTCAGCGATGTAGCGGATGTACTCCTTCACCTCTTCTGCTGTCAGCCCCTCTACGTCATACATACCGAAGGCTAGATCAATAAACTTATCCTCTAGCGCCACCATCTCTTGGGCGATTTCTTTCACACGCTCGCTTGAGCTATCTTTAGGGTTCTGTTTAACCCAGTCACGGTACACCTTAATCATACCTTCAGCGTGTTGCGTCTCATCCACAATAGACCAAGCAATGATCTGGCCTAACCCCTTGAGCTTACCATGTCGGGCAAAGTTAAGTAGCATAACAAAGGAGGAGAACAGCTGCATACCCTCACCAAAGGCGCTGATCGTGGCAATCTTCTCTGCCATCGGTGCGTCGCCTAGGTTCTGGTAGTACTCATGCTTCTCCACCATCTCACCATACTGTAGGAACTCGTTGTAGGTACTCTCAGGCAACCCCAGTGTTTCAATTAGGTGAGCGTAGGCGGCGACATGCAAAGCTTCTCGTCCGGCAAACCCACTCATCATCATCCGCACCTCTGGTTGCTTGAACACGGGGAGGTAGTGTGTGTAGTACCCATCTCCAATGTCCAAGTCACCCTGCACAAAGAAGCGTAGGATTTTGGTTAGGAACTCCTTCTCCTCCTTTTTCAGCTTCTTCTGGTAATCCTTCAAGTCCTCCCCCATCGGAACCTCTGAGTGTAACCAATGGCTCTGCTCATGTTGTAACCAAGCATCGTATGCCCAAGGGTATTTGAACGGCTTGAATGTGTTTCTCTCTTCTGTCAATTGTGGCTTCATTACCATTGTCTCCATGTGTTAGCAATAATGTGTAGGCAGGTGACTATCTCTAGCCACCGTATCCAAGTTAACCTTCGCAAGCTAGGCATGTCTCTCCATTTGCAATAGCTGTCATATCAATTGTCTCCTCGATGCGCTGGCGTTTAACCTGGGCACCCACCTTATCTGCCTTACGCACCTTGTCAGAGCGGAGGTAGTACAAACTCTTCAACCCCATCTTCCACGCCATAAAGTGTACAGCATGTAGATAGGCAATGGTTGTGTTGGGCTGGAAGAATAAATTAACACTCTGTCCTTGGTCGATATACTTCTGTCTATCTGCTGCAAGCTCTACTAACCACCGCTGGTCAATCTCCATCGCTGTCTTAAATACTTCCTTCACATCTTCTGGTATGCCCAAATGCTGAACGCTACCATCGTTGGCAATAATAGAAGCCCAAGTGTCATCGTCATCCATACCAAGTCCAGCAAGACGCTCCGACAAGAATCGATTACGGTAGACAAATGCACCACTTAGGGTATCCTGCCGAAAAACATTTGCTCGATACGGCTCCACGGATGGCGAAGTGTTACCCATAATAAGACTGGAAGAAGCATTGGGAGCGATAGCCATATGATGACTAAAGCGACGCTGAATGCCAAACTCACTTGCATCCGGGCAAGCGCCTCTTTTAAGAACGAGAATATTATCTGCACGGGCGCACTCCTTGTTAATATGGTAGAAAATATCTTTGTTTGTTAACTTAGCCATCACACCGTCGATAGGCATGTTGTTCTTCTGTAAGTAAGCATGGAAGCCCAACGAACCTAATCCAACAGACCGCTCGGCAGTAGCAGACCGTATAGCACGACTAATATGGTCAGGAGCGTTAGTGATGAAGTACTCGATAACATTGTCCAACATTTCCATAACATCCGGGATAAACTGATCATTATTTTTCCAATCATCATAGTACTCCAAGTTAACACTAGACAAACAACACACAGCCGTTCGTTCAGCGCTGGTGGGTAGAAAGATTTCGGTACACAGGTTAGACCCGTTAATACGTAACCCTTTATCCTTTAACCACTCAGGCATATCCCTGTTAGCCGTATCAATAAAGATGAAGTATGGCTCACCTGTCTGCATACGTAAGTCTAACATCTTCTGCCACAACCCCTTAGCACTAACTACCTCAGCCACCTCACCGTTCGCAGGGTTAATTAACTCCCAATCATCGTTGGCCTCTGGGTCTTTCATGCAACGTTCAATGATCTGCATAAACTTATCACTGATGTTAACACCATGATTGAGGTTTAGTGTCCTCATGTTCTGGTCACCAGTGGGCTTACGCATCTCCAAGAACTGAATGATGTCAGGGTGAGATACATCCAAGAATGCAGCATAGGAACCCCGACGTGTACGACCCTGACGGTAGGCCAGAGAGGACGCATCATACATCTTCAGGTGCGGCATCACGCCAGTAGATTTATCATCACTGTTCCGAATACCAAGGTGAATACCAACCCCTCCTCCAAGCATTGATAACCAGTTAGTCTCAGATAGATTATCGACCAAACCTTCTGCGCTATCATCCATATAATTGAGAAAGCAAGAGATAGGTAACCCACGCTTACTACGACCAAAAGAAAGAATGGGAGTGCTATAAGACAACCAATGCTTAGAGCTGTACTCGTATAATCTCTGAGCGTGTTCAGGGTTGCTTGAGAAAGCTTCTGATACAAATGCAAACCTTTCTTGTGGGCTAACTTCTTCATCTTTCATGTAACTTTCTTTGAGACGTTGTAGCCCCAAGGAGTCAAACAGGGCATCCCGTGTTAAATCAATCTTAATTGTCATCCAATATTTCCTCTAGGTAATCGGCACGTTCTTCAATGGCATCCATAAACTTGGCAACGAGATCAGCACTACGAATGTCCAGTAGTTCTAATATCGTCACCTCGTCTAGGCGCTCTAGTTTATCACAAATGTCAGG